TGGACAAAGCAGCTTTTCCGCGATCCATACGTGCAAGGTAGCTTACACGAGGATTATTTCTATATGCCATCGTTGATGAAAGATAATCCTACACTTCCGGCTGAATATATCAAGGGCTTGGAGAATTTGGATGAGGTAACAAAAGCCATCTTCGTTAATGGAGATTGGGATGTTATTGATATTGAAAGACCATTTGCTTATGCTTTCGATAGGTTAAAACGGTAGAGGCAAATATTAAAATCAATGAAAAAGAGCCAATCATCCTATCTTTTGACTTTAACGTAGATCCAATCACCTGTGTTACAGGGCAATCCTACCATCGTAAAATACGGATTCTCAAGGAGTTTCGTTTGAGAAACAGCGATATTTTCAGATTATGTGATGCCATCAAAGATTATTATGGGGATAGGATATTTATTGTTACCGGAGATGCTTCGGGAAGCAATAGGTCGGCAATGACAAGAGGGGCATTGAATTTCTATCAGATCATTAAAGAGGAGTTGAAATTACCTCGCAATGCTTTTAAAGTACCAACATTCAATCCGAGTATCAAAAATTCGAGGGTGTTGTTAAATTCTATTTTGGAGAAGCATCCTGATATTAAGATTGATGCCAGTTGCGAGTATTTGATTAATGACTTGCAAAATGTGCAATGCACTCCTGATGGAGATATTGATAAGGGCAAAGATGCGGCATTAACCCACCTTTTAGATGGTTTCAGGTATTATCTATGGACATTCCACAGTAATTTCGTAAAATACCTTAAATAGTTGCTATATTTGGTGAAATAAAATTGCTTCACCAATGGCAAAGAAATTAAAACCAAAATCAGCAAAATTTGAGCGTTGCATTATGGATGTAACTAAGCAGGGGAAGTCAAAGTCTACTGCTTATGCTATTTGCAATGTTTCAGTACGAGGTGCAAAATCAACTGTTAAAAAGAAAAAATAATGAAGTGGTTCAAGAAAAAACAACGACACGAGGAATTAGAAAGAAAGGTTGCTTTAAATCCTGTCTATAAAGATAAGTTTGGCAATCAATGGTATGAGTATGCTAATCCAATGCAAATACCTGCAAAAAGGGCTATTGCTGCGGAGGTTGCTACTCGATTTGCGGATATGAGCCTAACAAAAGAGAATTTCCTTTTATTGTTAGCGGAGATGAAGAAAAAGGCAAACGAGGGCAACGTAGTTGAGTTATTTAATTTGTTGGGAGAGATAGAGTTTCGTTTAAACTTTATTGGAGAGGAAGAAACATTAAAAGAATTGGCTGTCTGTTATTATGTTATTGAAGGGGAGGATGAGGCTGATTTTACAGACTTATATAGAGAGAAAAAGTTAGATATATTAAAAAATGATTCAGATGCAAAGGCTTTTTTTTTGCAAGGGGCGTTCTTACACACAATCGCATATTCCAATATGTCAGAAATAGATATAAACGACTATTTAATTCAGAACGCCCCAAACGAAAAGATGCTAAGGGATACTTTGCTGGAATTGAAATCGGCAGGTATATAGATGATATAAACTATCTAAATCAGGTAATATGTGATTCTAAGGTTAGTGAGATGAGAATATTAGAACTGTTGGGAGTAGATGAATACTACCAAACCATCAGTACCTGGATGAAGATAATGGATGAAAAGAATAACGCAATAGACAAGGCAACAGGCAAAAGTAGTGATGGCACAGAAGACGATGGTAAACAACGCAGAAAGCTAAAAGGAAAATAAAATGGCTGTAAAGAACGTAATATTTAAGATTTCGGCTAATACCGGAACATTTGTTAAGGATATGAAAGCTGCGCAAGTCGCAGTTGATTCATTAAATAAATCGGTTTTAAATGTTGATCGTTCTGTTAATGCGTTAAGCCGTACAATGCAAAATCTTCCAGGTACATTTTCAAAACTTGGAGGTAGTATTTCAGGTACAAATCAGATTATTAATAATTCTTTTAGAGAAACTATTAATAGTTCTGCTTCGGCAGGAAAGGCAGTTGAAAAGGTAGATAGTACTTGGCAGAGTTTTGCTAATACTGTTCGTAAGGCAAGAACTATTCTTACTGCTATTTTTATTGGCAATGAGATATTAGATTTTGGAAAAAAGGCATTGATAGCTGCTGGTAACTACGAGCAGTTGAATGTTGCATTTACTACATTCTTTCGTTCTACTGCTCAGGCAAAGCAAACCTTAAAAGAGTTAGAGCAATTCTCTTTAAAGACACCATTTACATCAGAGGAAACACAACAAGCTGCAAGAATATTGTTGGCTTATGGATTTTCGGCAGAACAGTTGATTCCTACTATTACTCGATTGGGTGATGTAACATCAGGCACACAGATTCCATTGCAGCAGATTGCATTGGTATTTGGGCAGGTAAAAGCAGCAGGAAAGCTGATGGGGCAAGACTTATTGCAGTTGGTAAACGCAGGTTTTAACCCATTGCAAGAGATGTCTGAACGTACAGGTGTTTCTGTTGCTGAGTTAAGAAAGCAGATGGCTGATGGAAAGATTACTTTTGATATGGTTCAAGAATCTTTCATTGCTGCTACATCTGCTGGAGGTCGCTTTGATGAATTGACTAAAAAGTTTGGAGAAACATTTCTTGGCCGTGTAAGTACATTAAGGGATAATACACAAATCCTTATCCGTACATTGGGAGAGGGATTACTTCCTGTTGCTGAAAGAGTTGTAGAGGGAATGATTTCTTTTGGTTCTGCATTAAGAAATGCAGGATCATTTGTAAAAGAAAATGCAAGGCTTCTTACTATATTAGGTGGAATTGCTACTGGGTATTTAGTTAGCAGTATTAAGTTGGGAAATGCTTTCAAGTTTTTAAATGCACAATTATTTATTCAATCGCTACGTCTTAGATATAATATAGCCACTACTGGTGCTGCTACTGCTGCACAAAAAGTATATGCTGTAACATCTGAAACTGCAAGAATAGCAACAGAAGGATTTAATGCTGCTTTAAAAAGAAATCCAATAGGATTATTGATTACAGGATTAACAACAGCTATTGCATTGCTTTATGATTTTGATAGTGCTTTAGAGGATGCAACATTTAAAACCAATGAAGCAAGATTAGCATATAATGCAATGTTGGATGCTCAACAAGAAGCTGTTAAAACTGAAAAAGATCAAGTTGGTCAACTTAGAGCTTCTATTGAAGAAATAAAAAGATATAGAAATAATCAGGCTGTATTAACAGAAAAGTTAAATGAGTTTAATGAAACCAATAAAACGGCTATTCAATATACAGGAAATTATAAGCAACTTATATTAGATTTAGAAAAGGCTTATTTAAAACTTGTTCCTGCTATTGAAAAAGCAGCTAAAGTAACCGCATATCAGGATAAATTAGTTGAATTATACAAAGAAGAAATACGGCTTACTGGAGAAGTAAAAAATAATGAAAAAACAAGGGCTGATGAGCGTAAAAAGGCAGTAGAAGACTATAGAAAAATAGTTGATGAAATAAATTCACAACCTATTGGTGTTGAATCTCCGCTTGATGTAAAAACAGAATCTTCTCCTGCTTTAAAAAAGCAAGAAAAATTAAATAAGGCATTTGAAGATTATTTAAAAATTTGGAAAAAAATTAATAAGGAAAATCCGCAAGAGTGGAATACTGCATTATTAGAAAAGATTAGAAAGCAAATTGAAGATATTAATGGTGAATTATCATTAATTGATTTTAGTGCATTTGATCCTACTGGTGGAGATGGTAAAGGTGCAGGTAATCTTGAAAAAATAAGAGATAGGCTTAGAGAATTAAAAGAAGAATTATATGATGTAAATAGGTTATCAATTATTCAGCCTACAAAATTATATGATCCTAAAAATATTGACGAGGCGATTGCTCGTTTGAAAGATTTGAAAGACGAGGAATTAAATGTATTGGAGGTTTCAATAGAGCGTCAAATAGAAGCTGATCGTAGAGCAGGGATTATTACACAAGAAAATCAAGAAAAGTTTTTGTCCTGGTATAGGGCTATATTTCAAGAGAAGCGATTACAAATTGAGCGTGAATTATTAGATAATATTGAAAAACTTCGTGAGGCTGATCGTAAAAAAACACAAGATGAATTACTTAAAAGCAGTCAGCTTGGTTCTGAGAAATTATTATTAAGAAGAACAGTAGAAGAAAAAAAATATGCAGATCTAAATGAAAAATTAAACAGTGGAATTGCCAACGCTAGAACAAAGAGCGATTTAAGAATGGCTAAATTCTATCGAAAGATTAATTTCGATAGTGAAGTTAGTGTTGCTGAATCTAAAAAAAGAATAAGAGACAAGGATTTAGAAAATAAATATAAGCACGATATTAAATATGCTAAAGGTGATTTAGAAAAGGCTAATATAACTAAACAGTATGATCTTGATGTTGAGAAAAGCAAAGTAGACCACGAAGAAAATATAACTCAACTAACAAATCAATATAACGAAGATATATTTAATAATGAAAAAGCCTGGAGAGATGCAAGAATTGAAGGGCAACAGCAATTAGCAGAATCCATTATGAACCTTTCTACTGAGGTTACAAATGCTATTATTGCTGATTATGATAAACAAATAAACGCTCAACAGCAAAGAGTAGATAAGGCAAAAGAGATAGCGCAGAATGGTAATGCTAAATTATTAGAGGAAGAAGAAAAGAGGCTTAATGAATTGAACCAAAAGAGGGCAAGAGCAGTTCGGGTTCAACAATCTATTATTGCTGCTCAAATTATTGCTGAGGCTTCATTAGCTATTGCAAAGACAGCAGGAGAAACTGGCCCAGCCTCACCATTTACTATTCCTGCTACAATTATTGCTTTAGTTGCAGGTCTTGCATCTATAAAAGCAAGATTCGCTGCTGAGGGAGGATTTGAAAAAGGAGGTTATACCGGAGATGGTCAACGCAAAGAACCTGCCGGAGTAGTCCATAAAGGAGAGTTTGTATTCACGCAAGAAAAGACAAGAAAATATCGTTCTTTGTTTGAGGATATTCATAAAGGTCGCGATCCATATTTAGCTACCGGATTGAGTGAGAAGATTGTGGTTATAAATAATAGTGGAATGGATGAGCGATTGGGTAGAATTGAAAAGGCTATCAAAGGACAAAGCCGTATGCAGTTGAATATTGATGAGAGGGGTATTTACGGAATTGTATCTCAGATTAACTATAAGAACGATCGTATTAGAAGCAAGGCTCGATGAATACAAATCTTAGAATAGAGTTTTCACAATCAGGTCTTCCATTTGGTTTTCAAGGTACATTGATTACAGGAAGAATTGATGGTATAGAAAATTTCCAAATAACGTATCGTGAGGATGATGAAACTGGCAATATTGCAAGTTCATACAGTTCTGAATTGACCTTTTATGATGATGGATACCAATTCATAAAACAGAATCTAATTGATAATGCAAGTGGATTTTTAAACTATGTCAATGTAAAGATTTGGGATGCTTGTTGCGAGAAAGTAGTTTTCAAAGGTGTAATTCGAGGAGATTCATTAGATTGGTGTGAGAATGACTGCTATGTAAGCTGCAATATCATTGAACAAAATGAGATTGTTGATTGCATTTCAAATAAGCTGATATGGGATAATGAGAATGGCTTTTTGAATAGAGATTTCCCTGCTATCAAATATTGTTTGCAAAATAGACCGTTATTTATCCAACTTCTTTTAGATGCATTAGGAGCAATAGTTGCTCAAATAGTTAATATAGTACTTATTATTGGTCAAATTTTAACATCTATTTTTTCTTCGGCAACAGCACAAAAAATAGAAAATTTAAGGAATGAAATTAATGGATATTTGCTTCCTTGTGGATCATATCACCCATCTCCGTATATTAGAGATTACATTAAAAACGTATGCGATATATGCGGTCTTACTTTTGAATCAAGCATATTAAATAGTCCATTATCTACTTATTACAATGCTGTATTATTTTCATCGCAGGTAACAAGAGTTTATCTGCCAAGTGATACAAGCAGAAAACTAATAGATGCCAATAAGCCATTAGAAACATTAAAGTCATTATTAACTGGATATCTTAATCCTGTTTTTAATGCAAAATTTAAGATTAGGAATAATAAGTTAATATTTGAGCGAAAGGATTATTTCAATACCGGCAACCAATGGATTGATGTGGAGTATTTGCAATCGCAGGGTAGATTGGTGGATAATAAAGTATGCTATAATTGGATTGATAAACAGCGACCTGCTTTTGCAAGATTTGAATATCAGGGTGATGCAATGGAATATATTGGCAATGAATATAAGCCCTATTATAATGATATTGTGGAGTGGAATAGTCCTCCAAGCCCTGCTCAGACAGGTGAATATGTTGTTAGTCTGCCATTATCTCCTGCTCGATTTGTAGGTGATGCAGAAACCAATAATATAGACCTTACTTATTCTTCAAATTTCCCAGGCGTATTGCTAATGGCACAGCATACTTGTTTTAATTACAAGTTTTTGATTATTAATCCTATTTTACAAAAAGTTCCATATTACTTCCCTGATTCGGCTATTGGCGGAGCAATTCCTGGAACAAGAGATGTTGAGCGTTTCAACTACCCATTTTGGTTTAAAGAAGATAGGAAGGATAATCTTTATAGTAACTTCCACTATATTGATAACCCAAGATTACCACAAAATGTTAATTTTGACTTCAAATTCACGTTTGAGTTTACTTGTCAAGAATTTGCTGATTTCGAGTTTGGAAAGACAATACGACTTATTCGTGGAGGGCAAGAGAAGTTTGGTCAGATAAAAGAGATTCAGGTAGATTTTAACAAAAGGACAATTCAGGTTACTGGAGTTGTAAATTGATAAAGAGATGAAAATAATAGGTTTAGTACCACAAGGTCAAGGAACAAATAAGGTATTTCAATCGTGCTGTCCGAGTAAGTTAAAGCTATTGGTTGAATTAGAGCCGGGAGAGCCAAGCCACAATATCCATAGAGTTATTTGGACTGATCCGTCCTGTGGTTCAACTATATTAAGCGTTGGAAGCACTCCTTATGCCAATCCATTAACAACAAATTTCCTTTTGACTACTGGTATTCAAATGGAAGTTGAAATTGATATTTGCCCTTGTCAGAGTGTTGGAACTATTGAAACCTATCAGCTTAGAATAGAAACTCAATCACCTAATGCAACTCACGATTTCTATTTTGAGTTTGAGGGTGTTGATATTACAACCTACGATTTCGTAGATAAGACATCCGCCTACTTCTTTGATTGCTTAAATGATTGCGGTCGTATTCAGACATTATTTAATATTACCAATCCATCTCCGTTAGAGGTAGAAATTATTTTAAATCTATCTGTTGCTTGTGGATTTACATTTTGGTACAATCTAAATGATGGTAATGGATTTATAGAAACCACTACTTTAACATTTAATGTTCTTGGAAATTCTACTGCACAGGTTGGAATTTCTAATGATGGATGTTTAGTTACAAGTGAGTGTGATTTTATTTTAGATGTAAGAGTTTGCGGTGGATTAGTTATTGAAACGCTTCCTATCACTCACGAACAAGTAGAGTGTGGAGATTGCGGAATACATTGCGATAGTATTGAGATAACAAGTATAGCGCAGGATGTACAGATATTAGCAAATAGCAATCTTGTTGATCCTTCATTATGGACAGTTTCTGTTATTGATCCTGATATATCTTTTTATTTAGGTTTACCGCCATATAATGCAGGTACATTTAGAATAATAAATACATTAGCAGTAGCAGAAGCTGCTCAAATAACAACATTTGCTGATTGGAATAGTGTAATTGCAGGTTATCCTGGCGTTTTACCAAACAACGTACAGGTAACGCATAAGATTACCTTTAGAAACATAACTACTAATTTTGTAATAAGCGTTTATTCACAACAAGCTCAATTTCCAACATCTTTTGCACTTAGCCCCGCTAATCAATATTCTACTTTTACGTTTACTGAAACTATTGCCTCTTTAGCTAATGATAATATCTATCAATTTGACATACAGTTTCCGGCAGGAGCAGCGGCAGGAACAGGAGTTGAAATTGATAGTATTGAAATGCTTTATGCTGCTCAAGTTCCTATTCTTACTCCTACCAATTTAGATTGCTCTAATTTAGATGCTTATAATGAAACAGCTATTGGGGATTATAAATATGTAACTTTTAAATTCTTCTATGAAAAAGGATTTAATCCAGGTACAAAATTATATTTTAATCCATTTCTATTTAGTGCAAATGCTTGTGATACAACGCCTTTAATTGGTGGAGTTAATAGTATTCCTGGTGCTGCATTTCAAGGCACAGTAACAAGCGTTCCAGGTGGTGTGCCTACCATTGTTTATAACAATATAAATTTTCAAACAGGGAATATTAGAAACTGGTCAGTTTATATTGATATAATTAATGAATATGAATTTACCATTGGCTTTGATTTCTTCTTATTGCAAGATGTAGATAGTTGGATGGGATATTCTTCTCCAAACAATACAACTGCTTTATTAAAGAATGAAATAAATAATCCTGCTATTCTTGATAATATTGGTGGAAATAGTCTTTATAATATACAAAAACAATTTTGTGCATTTTTAAAAATTATTGATCCAAGTATTATTACTGGTCAACTTCCAAATGGAAGTCCTTCTTATTATGAATGCTCTACAACAAAGAGCGTTTATTTCAATGCTCGTTTTTGGAATTTAGGATTGAATAACAATCCATCGGAGATGCAAAATCCAACGTGGCTGTTGGAAAGAAATTCTGTTGCTTATAACGATATATCTACTCTAAATCCAACAGACGTTACATTCACTTTAGATTATGGCAATGCGATAGATAAGGCTGTTGTTTATGTATTCGATGCAAGTGGAAACAATAACTTCCAAAGTTTCATACAAAATTATAGTACTGCTCCATCTTGGGTTTATATGACCGAAGTAAACGCAGGAACAGGATTTGGTGGCAATGTAGAATCGCCATCTCAGTTATTTACAAATATTGGAGGAAATACTTACGAGTTAAAATTCCGTATTAATACGGCTCTTAATCCTACCGGAGATTACTATATTGGAATAGTTGCATATTGCTCAACCGATGGAATGGTAAACAGCTTCTTAAAGAAAGTTGATTTAAAAACTACTCCTGATGTTGGCGATGTTTGTTGTCCATTGACAATTACAGATGAATTTATTCCATATACCAATACCAATATTACATTCGCTCCAATGGGATTTTCTCCAACAATTCAGGAGAGAATTAGAAATAGGATGATTGTTAATCCTGGAGCATTTCAAACTTGCCTTGAAAATTATGGATTTGATCCTTCAACGGATAATTGGCTAAACTATCTAAAACAGATACGCCTAAAAATTTACAAAAAGACGCAAGATAATGTTGCTTTCTTGGGGTTGACAAATACTTTCTATATGATGAGAGATTTCTTAACTACAAGAAATAATTTAGGTGGATGGTCAAATCCTGAGCCTTATTATTTTAATGTAACAGAAACAGGCACTCAATTAGAATTAAATAGCTATCAAAGAGTTGCTTTTGATGATTCTGCTTTTGATCCATCAAGAGTTTATGTTTCAACGCTTACAGAGCCTTTTAATAGAACATTGTGGAATTCGGTCGCTGCTGCTACTTTGATTTCAAATAACAACATAACTTGGAGTTGGGCAGATCAGGATGTATTCTATGAATACGAATTTTTATTTGATTTGCAACCATTATTAAATAGCATTTCAGGGGCGGCATACGTTGCGCTATATAATGTTTCCGTAGTCCACGCATCAAATTATGAAACAAATCCACAACCATTTTCTAATATTCTTAATCCATTAGAAGTATATGGTGTAAATAATTCAGGAACAACTTTGCTTACAACTCCTGTTATTTGTAATAATAGCTATGACCATTTATTGGTAAAAGTTAGTACTAATGATGCTTCAAACGGTTATTTATTAGCTATGTTTAATGATATAAATGGAAGTCAATTTACATTAAAAGAATACGAATCATTTCCAAATACATATTTATCTGCATTAATGCAATCTCCATTATATGATGTAGATACTTCATTTGTTGCAGGAGAAGCATTCTTTAAAGTAGATTTACAAGGGCTTCCGGCAGGTACATATAAAATTTGTGGAATAAGAACATTAGACTAAAATGGGATACTACACTTCATACGAATCAGGTGGCGTAATATATTGCGACCAAACTACAAATCCTATCAATCCTCCTGTTGATACAGGCAGAAGAACAGTATGCTACGATATTCAAATATTGGATTGTGGCACATCAGGAAACGATTGCCCATCAGCCGTAATTAATAATGGTCAAATTATTTGTGCAACCGATCAAAGCTGGAACTGCAAATTGTGTGCTAACGACTTACCTTACTTTAATCCTGTTGTAGCAGGAGATACATTGGATTTCCAATTCCAACAGATTGATGATTGGAACGGTATTGATCCTAATGTTGCAGGATTTGGAAGTCTTGGATGGGGAATATTTTTAGATGGATTTGTAAAAGATTGCTGTACGGATGAGTATATTATGGATGGAGGCTATCCAAAATCCATTGTAAATTATGCTCTAAAGAAGTTCGTAGGAGTATATCCTGATACTTATTATAATGGAGTTATTAATTATAAAAGTATGCAGCAAATCCGATTGGATGTAGATGCTATCTTGTCTGACTTGAATGCTCAATTTCCAGGATCAGGATGCTTCTATTTTGAGTTTGTATTCTATCCTGCCTCTGCCGGAACAAACACTTATTTATATTCAGAGCCATATAAAGTGGCGCGTTGCAAAGATACCGTATTGATTGAAGGAATTTATGGCAAGAAAGACTGCTTTGGTTATTGGAGTAGCGAAGACATTATTGGCGATACTACTGTTTCTGATATTTATGCTTATAATAATAGGCTTCGGATACCTGGTAAATTAGAAACAGCTAACTTCACCATTAACAAAGAATATGTAGGTACATACCAAACCACAGTGTCAAATGAAATTATTGAAAACTATATTCTTTACACTAATAGAATACCGTATAAAATCACGCGCCAAATGGTAGATATTTTATCTGCTACGCAAGTTTTTATTGATGGCGATGAATATGTTGTTGATGGCGAGATTAGCAAAAACAATGAAATCGGTAGTCAATGGTTCTGCGAAATTCCTTTACGCAATGTTACTTGCTCCAAATCATCAGGTTGTAAATAATTAACATAAAATAGAAATGATTGATATTGAATACTTAAACTCGCAAATAGGCTTATTGAAAAAGCCTGAGAATTATGAGAATTGGGGCAAAGTCCGTGAGAAGATGTTTGTCCATACAAGAGGTAAAAATCCTGGACATATTCTTACCGGAAGAAGACCTAATGAAGATCCCGATGTTCAGAAATATCGTCTATCGGTTTATGAGCCTATCACAAAAGGCTCAATGAATCGTGCTATCGACAAACTCTATCGCATCTTTATCTCAGCCAACTTCTCTATTCAGGTTTCAGAAGAACTTAATGCTTATTTAGGTACGAAGAAATTCAACAATCAATATTTCTATTCCTACATTCAAAAGTATGTAGTTAGACGAATGATTGAAGATCCAAACGGATATTTGGTTTGGATTCCCGAAGGAGAGGGTGTTATCAATCCGTCTGTTAAAGTTGATCTTGATCCTGAATTGGTGATGTCAAGTGATATTCGCTATGTGGATGAAGATACTTTGATGTGGTATGATAAAGATGATAAGTCAGAAGTTATCGAGAATGGAAAGAAAGTGATGAAAGGCGAAGTGTATTACACGATTACCTCTGAATCATTTTATCGCCACGCTCAATACGGTATAAAATCGGAAAAGAAATTTGAAGTAACCGAAATCTATCGCCATAACATTGGATCATTACCGGCCATTATACTTGGCGGTGATTTGACCGATGAGGATTACTTTGATAGTTATTTCAGCCCATTTGTTCCTTTCGGAAATGAGGCTATTCGCCAATATTCAGACTGGCAAGGTGTAATGACTACTTCGGCATTCCCTTACCGTGAGGAAGTGGCTGAAAGCTGCGATGCTCCTGGCTGTCGTGGTGGTGCTGTATGGAACGAAGATGAGAATGAGCATTATCCTTGTAAAGTATGTAAAGGAACAGGCCGTATCATAACTCGCTCCCCTTATGGAGTATTTATGCGAGAAAAAGGCTCAAATGCTTTGGATGGTAACACGCTTTCCGATGCGCCAATGATTCGTTTCACTTCACCAAGTGTTGATATTATTGAATATTCCGGTGATGCTTGGCAGATATTGTTAAAGAAAGCAGAAGATGCTTTGTACCTTAATTTTATTGATGAGGCTCAAAGTGGAACAGCAAAGACTATTGACCGTGAAGATGGTTATATGTCGCTGACAAAAATCAGCAACAATGTCTTTGATGAGATTATCTTTAAGTCGTTAATCTTTATCGAGAAATACAGAAACGTAGTTTCTCCTACCGATCCTATCATTATTAAGCCTGTTAGCTTCTCAATGAAGACAGAGGAGGCTTTAATCAATGAGATTAATCAGCTTTCCGATAAAAATGCGCCAGTAGCATTCTTGGTAGAAACAACTAAGGATTTGGCTAAGAAAAGATTTAGCGGAAATAAAACGATTAGTCGTATTGTCGATGTACTTATCAGTTACGATCCAATCTATAATCTTACTGCAAAAGATAAGCAGATGATGTTAGCTTCCGGTACATTGAAAAAAGAGGATGTGATTAAATCGTTATATGCCTATAAAACATTGCAAGGCATATTGAGCAGAGAGGGTGCAACCTATTTGGAAAAGAGTTTATTTGAAATATTCGCTGATCTTGATAGAGAATTGCAGCCAATCGTTAATTCATACAATGCTGATACACTGATTACTATTCAATAGTGGCTAAAATCAATAATTCTTTAGAGAATTTAATTACCCTAAAAGATGAAACGGCTGATGGGGCAGAGCTTGATTTGGTAGAAGATTTCGACCAAATTGAGCAGTCCATTTATTCAGCCATCAATCGGGAAGTGGTAAAGATGGATCAGGAGGATGGTAGCATTCTGTTTACCGACAGAAATCTACTCATCCTTTTTGGGCTATCCGATATTATCCTACAAAGCATCCAAAAGTCGCAATATCCTAAAAACGTACAGCGATATATAGGTAATTTCGATAAGATAAAGAATTACAACTTACGCATTCAGCGTAATGCTAATGACTTTGATATTGGCGAGATGGAGGATTTAATTTCTCCCTTGCAACAGCAAATCGTTAATCAGGTAGTAAACGATCTTACCGGACAAGGCGTTAATGTGGCATTTATTCAACCGTTGACACAAGGGCTATATAAGAATATAGTTTCAGGATCAACTGTTGAGCAGATGCAGGATTTCTTAAAAGCATTTATAGAAAGCAATGAGCAAAGACTTGGACAATTCAAAAAGTACGTTACCCAAATTTCAAGAGATGCAATATATCAGTTTGATGGGCAGCTTAATGCTCGAATTGCCTCTGAATACAAGTTGGATGCTTTCCGATATGTCGGAGGACTTGTCCGAGATTCAAGACCGCAATGCATCTTGTGGTACAATAAAGGAATCCTCTTAAAAAAGGATTTGGAAGCTGAAATCGCAAAAGCTTACGCAAGTGGTAGCGGTATGATTCCAGGAACAACCCCTGATAACTTTGTAATCTATCGTGGTGGCTATAATTGCAGACATACGGCCATTCCAATAAAACTTACAAAAGAGCAGAAAAACGAACTTGGAATTAAATAATTAGTTAAATTTGACATTAAAATCAAAAAAATGGTACAGAAAGTTTATACCGTTCAGAACATTAAAACAGGTAAGATATTCAAAATGAGCCATTCAGCTATGCAAGTAGCTAAAAAAATGGGAATGGATAAAGATTTTGAAGTTCTACCTACTATGGAAAGGCAGCAATTACCGGCATCAGCCGTAAAACCTGTTCAAGAAGAAAAGGTTATTGAATCATTTATGGATGCTGATGATCAATATACCGATATTGAAGACGATCAACCAAAGAAGAAACGTAAATATAAAACCAAAAACAATGAGTAAAATCCAAGAATTTCTAAAGAAAATTGGAGTAAAATCCGATGTGATTTCTAAACTTTCCTCCGAAGTAGAAGAAGTTAATTTAGAGGAAGTTATA